GCTGGATGCGGTGGGGTACGAACATGCTGAAAGCGAGGCAAGCATGAACCTGCGTAGAGCCCTGATCCAGCAGGCGCCCAGCCTGGCGCTGCAGCGCGCGGCGGCGGATGAGATTGCGCGGTTGGATGCGCAGCTGCAGACCCTGCTGGACGCTGTCTGGAAGGCATGCGGTGACGACAAAAGCGCGGTCGCTGCCACGCTGGATGCGGTGGGGTACGAACATGCGTGAACGTGACATCGAGCGCCACCTGGTCAAGCGCGTGAAGGAACTGGGCGGCGAGGTGCGCAAGGCCCAGTGGATCGGCCGCCGCGGCGCGCCGGATCGGCTGGTGATGATCCCCCGTGTACTCCTAAGTGGTCTGAAGGGTTGGGAGCCTGACCCCAAGACTGTCAAGACCACATGGGTCGAACTCAAAGCCCCTGGCGTCAAGCCCGAGCCGCACCAGCTGCGCGAACACGCGCGCATGCGCAAAATGGGCCAGCGCGTGGTCGTCATCGACAGCATCGAGGGTGTAGAGGAACTGCTGCGATGAAGTGCCTTGAAACCCGCCGACGCAACGGCATGAAGTGGCGGCGCTACCGCACCGCCGAGGGCGCGATCCTTACCACCTACGAGGTGCCCGTCACGGTCATCAGCCTGATCGGCCCCGCCCGGCTGCGCGAGGAACTGCAGCGCGCCGAGCGCACCCCGCAGCGTAAGACGCGAAACGCGCGTGCGTTGACGCTACTGGCCGCTGGCTGGAAGCCGCTGGCCGTGGCCAACGAGTTGGGCCTGTGCGAAGCGCAAGTGCGCAGGCTGCGTCAGAAGATCACCAAGGAGCAAGCATGAACACCAACACCCAGGCAGCGGCAAAGCTGCCGGCGCTTATCTCGGCCCTTGAACACGCCGCGATGAGCTACGCGCAGGACACAAGCCCCCACACGCAGCGACGGCTGAATGACGCCCGCGCCGCCGTGGCCGCAGCCCTCGCCACTCAACCCCCGAAGCTGCCGGCGCTGACTATCACACCCAAACAGCTTGCGGACCATTTGACCGCTGGAGGTAGTGCTGAGCTGCTGCCGGCGCTGAGCGATGAGCGGGCGGCGTTTGAGGCGTGGCTGAAGCCGCGCCCCTACGCCGACTTTGCCGGCTATTCGTGGATGGCATGGCAAGCCCGCGCCGCCCTCGATACCAGGCCGAGAGCGGCCGCATTGACGCCGGATGAAGTGCGCAACCTCAGTGCGATGCAAGCCGGTGCGCCGTGGACCGATGAGCTTCTTCCGGCTCTGGCAGGTTGCATCAAGCTCTATGAAGAGCGCATCGCTGCCGGTATCCGGCCCTTCGATCCGGCTGACCTGACGCCGGAGCAGCACCGGGCATTCTGGGAGCACGGGGAATTGCCGTGGCACGGGCCGGCTGCTTCCGCCCTCGCCACCCCGCCGCGAGAAGCTGCGGAGGCTGTGCCGGCCGGCGTGCTGCACGTTGACGCCGCAGGACGACAGCGGTTCGAGTTCGGGCCGCGTCGCCCTGCTGGTAGTTACGCGGTCTACATCGCCGCCTCCCCCAGCGCGCCGAGCGAGGCGGGAGGGGAGCGGTGATGACCACAGACACCCAAAAGCTGGTGGAGCCGCTGGAGCGCGCATCCAACTACATCGACGCACTCGGCGGGGACAGCAAAGCTTACCGAGTCACGCTCGCCGCCCACCGCGCACAGCAGGAGGCCGCAACCAGCGAACCCGCCGCCTATGCCGTCTACTGGGGCCTCGGCACGATGCGCAAGAACAGCGTTCACTTCGAGCGAAAGACGGCCGAGGAAGCTGCCGCTTGCATCAAGAGTCACACGGAGATTCGGCCACTGTTTGAGCGCCCTGTCGCCACCAGCGAGCGGGACGCCAAGGATGCGGCGCGGTATCGCGTGCTTCGGAATCGCGACCATGGGTTTGTGGTCGAGCAAGATCGTCCGGGCTGGCGCACAACGATGCCGGTTGGAAAGGGCCTCGATGACGCCATCGACTCCGCCATGCAGGAGGTCGCCCATGCAAGCCGCTGACCGACTGGCCCAGGCCGCCCGCGACGTGCTGGATGAGTTCGGCACGTCCAGCGATGGATTGCAGGCGCTGTACCAGACCCTCGCCGCCTGGGAAGCCGAGAAGGTGAAGGCCGCACTCCAAGCGCTAACCGACGAAAACAAGCGGCTGGGGCTGTATGAGATGGGCGAGAAGGCGCAGGCGGCGCCGACGCCTGAGCTTGATCGCATGACAGCGCACCGGGCCGCGTTCTTCATCGAGCGGTTCAAGAAGGAAGAAAAGCTGCTTGGCCCGAACGAACAGGCCGCGCTTGACTTCGTGCTTGCCATGCTCGCCGCAGCACCCCAGCCCGAGGCCGCCAAGCAGGCAGAGCGCGAGCCGAAAACCCACCTATGAAATTCACCCCCCGCGACTACCAAGGCGCGATCATTGACCACCAGGTGCTCACCTCCCGCTGCAACGTGTGGGCCGGCATGGGCACGGGCAAGACGGTCAGCACGCTGACCGCGCTGGACTTCCTGCTGAACGTGATGGGCGAACCCGGCCCGGCGCTGGTGCTGGCGCCGCTGCGCGTGGCCGCCAGCACCTGGCCGGCCGAGGTGCGCAAGTGGGACCACCTGGCTGGGCTCAGCGTCGTGCCGATCATCGGCGACAGGGCGGCGCGCGAGGCGGCGCTGGCCCAGTGCGCCCAGGTCTACACGATGAACTATGAGAACCTGCCGTGGCTGCGTCTGTACCTGGAGGAGCAGGGCAAGCCCTGGCCGTTCCGCATCGTCGTGGCCGACGAGTCCACCCGGCTGAAGTCCTTCCGCGTGCGCCAGGGCGGCGAGCGTGCCCGCGCGCTGGGCCAGATCGTCCACCAGCACGTGGACAGGTTCATCAACCTGACCGGCACGCCAGCACCGAACGGCCTGGCCGACTTGTGGGGGCAGGCGTGGTTCCTGGACAGCGGCGCCCGGCTGGGTCGGTCGTTCAGTGCGTTCGACAACCGGTGGTTCGCCACCAAGAAACGCCACCCCAATGACCAGTATGGCGAGAAGTTCGCCATGCCCCACGCGCAGGAGCAGATCGAGGCTGCGCTGCGCGACATCACCATCACCGTCAAGGCCGAGGATTTCCTGGACCTGCCGCCGCTGGTCGAGAACGTCATCGAGGTGGACCTGCCGCCCAGCGCGCGCCGCCACTACCGCGATATGGAGCGCGAGATGTTCACGCAGCTGGCTGGCGGCGAAGAGGTAGAGGCGTTCAACGCCGCGGCGCTGACGATGAAGTGCTTGCAGGCCGCCAGCGGTGCGATGTACCTGGATCCCGAGCGCTACGGCGAAGGCAAGTGGATCGAGATTCACGACGCCAAGCTGGACGCACTGCAGAGCGTCATCGAGGAATCCGCCGGCGCGCCGGTGCTGGTGGCTTACCACTTCAAGAGCGACCTGGCCAGGCTGCAGCGCGCGTTCCCGAAGGCGCGCACATTGGACAGCGACCCGCAGACCATCGACGACTGGAACGCCGGCCGCGTCCCGTTGCTGCTCGCCCACCCGGCCAGCGCCGGCCACGGGTTAAATTTACAAGACGGTGGCAACATCATTGTGTTCTTCACGTCGAACTGGTCGCTGGAGAACGACCAGCAAATCATCGAGCGTATCGGGCCGACCCGCCAGGCCCAGGCCGGGCACAATCGGCCCGTGTTCGTGCACCGGATCGTCGCGCGTCAGACCGTGGACGAACTGGTGGTGGCGAGATTGAAAACCAAGGCGTCGGTGCAGCAAACGCTCATCGATGCGATGAGAGGAAAGAGATGAAACGTTATGCCTGCCCGGTCAAGTGCGGGTTTGAAACCGACTCCCACGGGCACTGGATGGCGCACCACTGCGCCGGCTTGTCCGCCGCCGTACCAACTGCGCCACCGGCCGCCACGCCCGAGGGCGACAAAGCCCCGGCACTCGCCCGCCAGGAAGGCGGCGGCCACTACAAGAGCATGGCCATCCAGCCGTTCGAGTACACCCACGCCAACGGCCTGGGGTTCGCCGAGGGCTGCGTGGTCAAGTACGTCAGCCGGTGGCGCGCCAAGAACGGCGTGGAAGACCTGAAGAAGGCCCGCCACTTTCTCGATCTGCTAATTGAGGTAGAGGGCGGGAAGTGAGCACGGCTGTCGAGATGCAACTGCGGCAAGAACAGGCGGCCCGCTGGCTGGACAGCGCCCGCGACACTGTTTGGCGCGA